AGCACTAGAGGTCAACGACATACCCACTTCAAAGTGAGTAATGTTTTCTGCGTTGGCCAAAGCAATAGTGGGATTACCAAGAGGAGCAGCCGCAGCTACCTGACCAATGGTTCCCGAACCGTCCCTATACATAGCTACGGCAAGAGAACGCGCACACGAATGTAACGCACCATCAATTTCAGTAGTTGACGCTCTCATAAAAGCATCTGCATTAGAAGCTGAAGCATCGATCATCTCACCACTGATTTGAGCGATAGAGTAATCTGTGATCCGGCTAATAAAGAATTGCTGAATTTTACTAGATTGATATGCCAAAGCAACAGCACCCGTTACGGTTGTCGGGTTTTGAGCCTGAGCAAAAGTTGCACTACGATTCTGGGGGTTTCCGTTAATGACCGGAATGGGCATTCCCTCACCACCAAATTTCTCGTACTTGTCGATAAGTGCAAGCAAAGGGTTATTTTTGTAAACAAGGTTTTTTACAACCAAAGGTTTGTAATGTTCTTTCAGAGCTGCCTGAAAGGACGTAAAGTCTAATGACATTTTTTTCTCCTAAAACTAAAGGAGATATTCCTATCCCCTACTCAGTAAATTGTAAAAGTCTGGCCGCCCTTGAGATTCGTTCTCGCTTGTCCATCTTAAGGATATCTTCTTCCTTTTCGACAGACGGCTGCGCGGTCATACTGTTAGTGAGGGTCTTAGGAGCTTCTGCAATGACTTTACCGTTCCCCTTGGTCTTTACGACCTGCTGTGGGGAGTCATCCTGTAGACTCTTCATATATCCAAATTCATTAGCAAGAGACTCTGAGGAATAAAACTTCTTAGCTATATCCCTTAGATTTTTCGTTACCAGCTTGCACGCGTCTGCGACATCTAAATGCTGTCCTGTATCGCCGAAGAATTCTTCTGCTTCTCGGAGCACACTATGGTAAGAGTCTGTTTGCTTAATGAGATCATACTTATTATTATTATCAACAAAGTCCTTAATTTGTCCAATAAAATAGTTATTTCGTTGTTCACTATCTCTTTCGTCCAATCTTTGGGAAAGAGCCCTGTTTTGGTTTTCGAGTTCAGCTAGCCGCTGATCTTGTAAAGATAGCTTGTGATCTGCCGTAGGTCGCTGGTTCGTTGTCAGTTGTTGTTCAGCAATATCCTCAAACTTTAATCCGCTTTCCTTAATAAATTTAAGAGGATCATCACGCTTTAATCTTTCTAACTCCTCAAATCTACTTAACTTTGTTTTGTAGGCATCCAGTTCATTTGTTTCAGTTAAACGAGATTTCTCCTCAATAGCTTTGGCGCGAAACGCGGCTATCTTGTCTACAATATTCTCTTCTTCCCCAGACTCTACCGCCTCTTCGGTAGCATCCTCCGCGACATCTCCCTCAGATGGCTCGGCTTCCGCTTCTGCCTCTACCTCTACAGTGGCACCCTTTCCGGGGTCTTGAGAGTAGTCCGGCAATGCATCGCTGTCCGGCATCGCAAAACTTTCGGGCATTTCATATGAATCTTGTTCTATTACTTCTTCTTGAGCTTCCGCTTCCTGCTGCGGCGCGTCTTGTACTTCTGCTTCAGACATTTTTAAACTCCTTCTGTGTTATTTGTTACCCCACGCCCATCTCCTCGACAGGTGCCTGTTGGGTTGCCATTGCTAAATCAACGGGTGATAAAGTTGCTCCCTGTTCCATTGCAGCAGCTTCTGCTTCTGGTGAGACCGTACCAACCTCTTGAGGTAACGGTTGAGCTTCTGGGGGAGGCGCCAACAATGCCATAGCATCGGAGATAAACCGGCGGCACAAGTCCAAACGATCGTCTGGTGCTCCCTCACTTTTCGCCTTGAGATAAGCTGAGTTAATCGTCTTTATAGCCAGAGGCAAATTAGTAAATGGCTCCGGAGAAACGTACACTCCCTTATCAATAAGCAGTTCGATGATCATATTAATGTCATTACGCTCTGCGTTCTGTAGATCTTGAACTTCCTTTAAGTCTGGAAACTCAAGCAGGGACAGACCATCCTCTCGGCTGATTAAGCCAGCGGTCATCATCTCCTGAACAGTCTGTAATCGTCCCGCAGGTGTAGCCGGTAGCATTGAAGTGGGCCACATCTGCATGACGTACTTATCCTCTTCAAGGTCAATGTCCTTCCAATCAATCTGCTCGACAAAAGCACGATTAAACGATCTCACCTTGTAGGCGCCGCTTCTCATGTAGATGTCTCTGGCTAGCTCAATCATGATCTTCGCAGCATCGAGATACATCTTTTCATGATCTTTAGCAAAGCTCATAAAACGCTCAGATTCGATGTCGTGGTACTCCCGTAGAGCACGACCAGAATCAATCCCTGATGGCTTCGTCGCAGAAGCACTCAATTGGGAAATACCCACGATCTCGTAGGCGCGATTGTACAAGCGATCTAAGTGAGTGAACATTTCTGGGCCAACTGCTTGAGCAGTCCGGTACTCCGGCATTGTGCCAGAATAGGTAATAATACCCCCAATTTCGTTATTTAGATGGCTCTTGGAGACCTTTGACCCCGCCTCCACGAACACTTTAGGCACTGAAACTAAGTCCATTGCGACCCTAATGGTGTTCAAAAGGCGATTTATCTGGATCTGAAGACCCGTAAGCTGCTCCGAAATCCCTTGGCCAAAGAAGCCCAGAGAACGACTACTCCACTCTAATTTAACAAAAGGAAAGTACATCTTCTTATATGACTCATCCAGAAGAACCGTATTATCAACAGCAATAATGTGCCGTCCGTCCGTACTGTCTGTCGAGCTTGGCAGGTGCCACGCCTCGATAACAGCTACTTGATCGGAAGTCTTTGCCAAATCGTATCCCTCGTTAAGGGTCTCCTCCCAATCCTCATCTCTCGCGGCCTGACGGATAAGCTTTTCCTTGTCCGGGAACTGAGCGATAAGTACTTCCCTCGTAACCACCTTGCGCTGAAACATCTGTCGAGGCTTGTCGAACAAGGCTTCTCGGTCATCCACCAAAATCTCTTCGGGGAAAACCCTCTCGCACTTAATCTTTCCATCTTCTTCAAATATCTTCATGAATCCCGTTCCAAAGATACAGGCATCCCGCGCTACGGCGTCACCTTCCTGATATACCTCTGTCTCGTAGAACATGCCCTGCACAAAGCGGTTAAGCTGCTTGGCCTTATGCTGCATAGAGTAATCGCCACCCGAAGTCAGAAAAGTACATCGAGGTCGATTCTTAATGATTTTAGAAACGACTGTGGAGATCATCGAGTGAACGATGTTTAGGGTAACCTTGTTTGCCGCCTCACCGGGTGCGGAGGTAGGCACACGCGCATACCACCCACCACTGAGCCCGACCAGTGGGGAGTTGCCGTAAAGGCGTAGATTGCGCAGGTTCCCCTGAGTTCGGTAAGACTGGGCTTCCCGTATAAAGTTAACCGTATCAAAGATTACGGAGAAAACACGCGCCTTGGCCGTTTTCCACCAAAATGCATCTGTGTCTGTTGTGTACTTTGCCATTTAATTCTCCTATTCAGATGAGTAGAAAAGCAAGTCATCCTCGCTTAACTTTTTAGAGTCTCCGACTATTAAATCATCAAGATCTTCATGTCGAATCATTTTCTCTGGCAAGAACTTAACCTTCACATCAAATCCTTCACGAGTGAATTCAAACTCGCCAACCCCGCAAGCCTTCATCATGTCTACAAATTGCTTTAGTTCATTTGGGTTCATTGTAAATTCTCCGTTTCCCACCAATCGTCTTCGTCATCAACCTTCTCAAGTCTTTGTAATTCTTCTTCTTCCATCTTGTTACACTCTTCAGTGAACCATTGCTCTGTCCCATATTTTGGCGCTCTAATCAATTCTTCACTACAATAGTGTCTTGACTCACGCCAAGCATAAAGGAAGGCATCAGACAAATGGTTCTCACAGCGTTCGCTTTCCTTCTGGCGTTTTTCATCCCACTGCAGCAGCCGCCACTCGTCTTCCAGACTGCTTCCGCTAGGCAGCTTAATGAATCCGGAGGCCAGATCAGAGTTAAGAAGCTCAATGTAAGCGAATTTGTCATATTTGCTTGCGGCAGTGATGGGAAGTTGGTAGCGGATACGAAACTCCTCCGCAATACTCTTGCCAAGGCCTCCCGTATCGACAACGATTTTGAGAAATTCATAAATGTTCGTCAGCTCACGAATATGCTGCGCGATTTCTGTCGGTATCATATGGCTGGCCTTAAATTCATCGACCAGATAGAGAAAGGGAAGGTCTCTACTGAATGCTACGACAGTGAATGCCGTTGCGTCCTCGAAACCCAAGTCAACACCCAGAATATACTCAAAGTCGAAATCGTTAACGGGGAGGGTTTCGTAAATATTCTTATCCTCACTAATTCGGTAGACAAGAGAATCTGTGCTGCGAACCCACTTGCCGCACCACTCCCTGAGAAAGACAGGATGGTCTTGATCCCAGTTTCTCCGGGACATACGTTGATCTAACCAATCCTTTGCGTGAGGGATGTGGGGGTTCTGCATAATCGTCCACTCATGAGTTGAGTAGTAGGTATCTTCATCGTTCGTAGATCTAAAGAAAATTCCAGAGCACGAAGCGTTAGGAGTACCAATCATGCACAAGGTTCCATCACAATCGATCAGAGTAGGCTCTAAGGCCTCTTCGACCAGCTCATCCATATGTCTACCAAAAGACGCACACTCATCAAGAATAACGAGGCGAAAAGCAGATCCTCTAAGTTTATCGACATCGGCTGAATCATTAGCTCCTGTTAAATAGATT